AAGAATAAAGATCTAAAAGAATTAAAAGATCCCCCTAAATCCCCCACGGGGGGAGATAGAAATAATTTTAATCCGCTTTCGATTGAATTACCGGAATGGCTATCCCCGACTCTTTGGGCGGAGTGGGTGGGTTATCGCAAACAACTTGGTAAGCCAATTAAAACCCTGCAAGGGGCCAACGGCTCGATTAATAAACTCGCAGCATACAGGACGCAGGGGCATAGCCCTGAGTTCGTGGTGAAACTGACCATGGAAAATGAGTGGAGGGGGCTACTTGTTCCTGAGGGAACTGCGAGCAAAAAGCGTCGTGACGTAAACGAAATATCTCAACCTGATAATTCGATCCCTAATGGGTTCAGGGGGTAACGATGAAAAACGTAATCGGTACTGGCAGTGCGCTTGATCGCCTGAAAAGAATTATCCCAGCCAGTGTGCAGCCGAAATTCTCGACTGCTGATGAGTGGCGGGCATGGCAGGAAGCAGAAGGGCGTAAACGCAGTGAAGAGCTTGACGGGTTAAACCAGAAATCCCGCACCGAGAAGATTTTCGGGCGATCTGGCATTCAGGAGCTCCATCGTAGTTGTACGTTTGCCAACTACGAAGTAAGCGGGGAGGGGCAGCGAAAAGCGTACACGATGGCAAAAAGTTATGCCCAGAACTTCGGCAGCGGATTTGCGAGCTTTGTGTTCAGCGGTGGTCCGGGAACCGGGAAAAACCATCTTGCGGCGGCAATCGGAAATCATCTGCTGGCCGGCGGTCATAGCGTTCTGGTGGTAACCATTCCTGACCTGATGCTCAGGGTTCGCGAGTGCTACGACGGTGGGCAATCAGAAGCGTCCCTGCTTGATGACCTTTGCAAAGTTGACCTGCTGGTACTGGATGAAGTCGGTATTCAGCGCGGGAGCAGTGGTGAGAAGGTCATTCTCAATCAGGTTATCGATCGCCGTCTCTCATCGATGCGACCTGTTGGCGTTCTGACGAATCTTAACCACGAGGGGCTGTTGGATTCACTGGGCGCGAGGGTTATCGATCGCCTCCAGATGGACGGAGGGATGTGGGTGAATTTTGACTGGGGAAGCTACCGGAAAAACGTTAGCCACCTCCGGATCGTGAAATAAGGGGTTAAAAATGGCCCGACCAAAAACACACAGAGAGCGGATGATTATTCTTGAGCGGATTATCGGTCTGGTGAAAGAGCAGGGGCGCATCACGACGAACGACGTCGTTGCGATTTTCGGCGTGCACCGAACCACGGCGGAGAAATATCTGCAGATCGCGTTAGTGCGCGGAGGTTTCATCCGCCACGGGCGGTGCGGCGTTTTTCGTGACCAGCGGGCAGTAATTGATTATGACCTGAAGCGTTATAGCTGCAACAAGACAACCGGATTTTCAGCGCTACCGGCACTGGAGAAAAGCCCGGTAATGCAGGTTTATGGAGCATCCAAAATGAGCATCAACAAGGGGGGAGCCCAATGAGCAACTTCAAAGGTCCGCTTATCAGCAGTCAGCGCTACCTCGACAAGGCAAAGGTAAACGACAGAGCGGCAAGATTTAAGCGTTTTATCGTATCTGTTTACCCGATAGTTCTGCGTGGGCAGCAATACACCATCCTGATGGATGGCCACCACAACTACGCGGCGGCAAAACTGGCTGGCATAGAACCTGATTACCGACCAGTCACCAAAAAGGTGCAGCGCATTCTCGGTGAGATGTCAGGGCGCGAGCGCGAGGCATTCTTCATCAACAACATTACAGACAGCAACTACTACTTCGTTGAAACAGGCGAAGTGGTTCATGAGTTGGTTATGCCTGATACGTCCTGCAAATTCCAGGCGCACGCAGGTAATCAGTGGATTTTGGGAGGTACAGCATGACAATCGACAAACAGGCGCTGCGTGAAGCGGCGGAGAAGGCAGGGAAAGATAAGTGGCAGGCTAAGAAAATAAATGGCGACTTCTATGTCATTCGCAGCGGTAGTTACATAAAGCAATGCGGCATCACATCGTATCAACCTATAGCGGAGATTGATCATAAGCCAGTCAGGGACTTTGTTGCCATGGTCAACCCGGCAACCACGCTGGCACTGCTGGATGAGAATCTTCAACTCCAGCGGGAAAAAGACGCAACAGAGGCCGTGGCACTTGCGCTGCGTGATGATATGCGACAGGCGCGGGAGCAACTGGAAGCCGCAGAGAAGCGGATCGCTGAACAGCGTGAGTATTACGAAGGTGTTATCTCGGATGGAAGTAAGCGCATAGCAGAACTGGAGAAAGGTCACCAAGAGGCCGCTAAGCAAATCAATTCCTGGCGTAGTCTGGCGAAGCAAAATATCGCTGAGCGTGGAAAGGATATTTCTGAGCTGGAGGCTGCCCGCCAGCGCATAGCAGAACTGGAGAGAACCGAAATTCGAGAAGACGGAAATCAGTTTCTCGTCGTTCGGCATCCGGGAAAACTCCCCGTCATTAAGCACTGCGTCGGTGAGCTTGAAGATTTTCTACGCCAGTTAATTGAGCGGGACAGCTTAGTAACGATCGACATCATCACGCACAGATATTACGGCGTTGGCGGTCAGTGGGTACAGGATGCAGGCGAATATCTGCAAATGATGCAAGGCGCTGGCATTGGCGTGAAGCAGCAGGAAGATAGCGTCGATTCTGATGTAGGTAGCAGGAATCAGCCTGGTATGGTTGTTGCGGTTCATATCGGCGCAGGTGACTTTGTGAAAGTCAAAGGACAGGTGTTTGAGGTCGAGGAAACCGACTTTGACGACCACGACGTTACATTATGGTTTGTGGGTGGCAACGCATTGAAATGTGCCGCTGGTTGTCAGGTTGAGGTGGTATCTGCGCCGGTTGCCGCTGGCATCAAGGTTAAGGGGGAGTGAGATGGCTACCTTGACGAAACAGGAAAAGGCCTGGGTAAGGAAACTCAATAAGCTACTGGCGGAGTGTCCCTCAAATCGGATCGCGTTTGCGACGATTGGCGATTGTGAGGTGACGCTGTTTGATGTGACGCGTTACGGGGATATCTGCGACCTGGTAGATAACGAGCATGATGAATTTATCCCCGCCGCTATGCGCATCGGCGCAGCATTTAATGAGTGCCTGACATTCCCTAACCAAGTTGAAAGCACGGCCGGCTGAGGACTAACCCATGACCACTATTACCAGAGAACAGCTACACGAACGCGCACGCCGGAAAGTGAAAGAATTGGAATTTGCCATTACGCAGAGTGCATTTACGTCTATTCGTGATGGTCTGAACGATGAATTAGAGCTGGCGCGTATCGCGCTGGCATCGCTGGAAGAAAATGAATTTATCCCTAAAAATCTTGATAAGGCGTTAGGGGTTGTTGGCGTAGCGTTACCTGAATCAAAGGAAGAGTTTAATTTCCAGACGGAGTGCTGGATACAACGACTAATTGACCGGGTTATTCGTTATGCCGACGAATTCAAAGAGCAGCCAGTGCCGGTAGTACCGGAAGAAAAACCAATGCCTAACTCTCTTAGCATGTATGCGGTTGATGCTGTTGCAGCTATTGCAGAGGTGAGAGGCTGGAACGCCTGCCGCTCCGCCATGCTCAATGGAGGTAAATCGTGAAAGAGAATCAAATCCGGGAACTGGTAAACGATCTGCGTGATATTGCTGTTGAGTATCACGGCACACAGCAGTTACGTGAACGAATTGCACGCACAGTTCGCGCTGCCCTGCTTCAGGGTAGCCAACCTGTAAGTAATCATGATGAGTTGCCATACGCGCAGGTTAAGGCAGTCGCTGACCTGTACGCCCTGTGCTGGCAGTCGGGAGAAGTAGTTACTTATACGCCTGACCCAGAAAAGGCGACCATCTGGCTAAATAACTACTCGGGAACTTGCGTTCAGGAATACGTGAAGCTTGAACGACTGCAAGAAGCGCTGGCTGGCAACTATCCGGTAACTCCGGATGGTTGGATAAGCTGTAGTGAGCGGATGCCAGAAGACGAGCAAGAAGTAATTGTTCATAACAAGTTGGGATATCGTTATGTTTCATATTTTGATGAGCATTCTGGACTATTTTTTGACATGCGAGGCGGCAATCAGATGAACTGCATTGAGCATATCTTGGTTACGCACTGGATGCCGCTGCCAGCAGCACCAGAACCAGAGCAGAGCTAATGTCCCGTATCTACATGCCGGTCCTGTGATCGGCATTAGTGAAAAATCAAAAAATACGAATCAGTGATTTGTAATCAACATTTCTTAGGTTTGTAGATATGCGAATAATAACCAGGAAGAAACCTGCGTTCACTGACCTGTACCAGACTGGTGTTCTGACGCGTATAGCAGCCGTTAAGACTGACAGTGGCGGCTGGCGCCTGTTTGGAGTGTGGCGTGATCAGGATATCGCTGTATTTGTGGAAGCGGCGCGCGGCGGCATCCGGGAATGGTCCGGCTTAAATTATCTGGCTGAGTTTGTGTTCAGTTGTGGCATTAGTCTCTGGGAGGTTCACAACAAGACGGACCGGAAAACTCCGGCATGAAGTGTTGCGTCATAACCCGCTGCGGCGGGTTTTTCGCCTAAAATCTGATATGAAACAACATGCTAGCTTTTGCAAAAAGTGCTATTCACCTCTTGAATATTCTTTCTAACAGGTATACTGTGTTTATATACAGTAGTTAAATGTAGAGGGAATTATGAGAATTGAACTTGTTATCAGCCGGACAAAACAGCTTCCGGAAGGTGCCGTTCCTGCGCTTGAAAAAGAATTAATTACCCGTCTCCAGAATCAGTATGAAAACTGCAACTTAACCATCCGTCGAGGCAGTCAGGATGGTCTGAGTATCGTCGGTGCTGCTGATGGCGATAAAAAACGTATACAGAGCATTCTGCAGGAAACGTGGGAAAGCGCTGACGACTGGTTTTATTAACATTGCGCTTAATGCTGGCGCGCATTTTTCAGAATACCGCAATTTGCGTATCCCTTTGATGCTGCTGCCGACAATTTCTAATCGCGTCTGTATGTCGCTCAGGGGGATTCCGTGGAGGGTGTAGTTCAGTCAGATCTGCGAGTGACCATAACCGATGGGAAAGGAAGGGAGTTGCTGTCCTTCAAGTTGGGGACGGAAGAGCGCTATATAATTTCCACCAAAGATAGCTCCATAACTCACAGAAAACTAAGCAGGGATGATCGTTACTGGTCTAAAGAAACCATTATGGAAGTTGTAAGGGAAATGGCTTCTAAAAATTGACTTGTCACTACGTACGCAATCATAATTATTGAGCTGGCCTGAACAACCAGCAACCTGACCGCGATGCGCCACGGAGTGAACACCATGGCGCAGTTACAACTCATTAAGCAGTCCTCAGGGATCCTGATCCCGGCTACGCCGGAGACCAGCGATTTGCTGCAATCAAAAATCAAGCTCGGCGCCGTGCTGGTGGCCGACTTCAAACAGGTACGCAATCCTGCGTTTCATCGCCGCTTCTTCGCTCTGCTGAATCTGGGCTTCGAATACTGGGAACCCACCGGCGGCGCCATTTCTGCCAATGAGCGCAAACTGGTAAACGGTTATGCAAAGTTTCTCGCTGCATATGGCGGGAATGAAAGCGCATTACTGGATGCGGCTGAACAGTATCTGGAACAGATTGCAAACCGCCGGGTAACAAACGGGATTAGCCTGTGTAAATCATTCGATGCCTACCGCGCATGGGTGACGGTTGAGGCTGGTCACTATGACGCCATCCAGCTACCGGACGGCACCCTTCGCAAACATCCCCGCAGCATCGCTTTTTCCAGTATGGATGAGGTCGAATTTCAGCAGTTGTATAAATCTGCGCTTGATGTTCTCTGGCGCTGGATTTTATCACGTACATTCCGTACTCAGCGCGAGGCCGAGAACGCCGCCGCCCAGCTCATGAGCTTTGCGGGGTGATGGCGATGAAATACTCCTGGTTCCATCATCATGACTGCACAACCGAGCAGGCCGACACGCTGATATCGGATTATCAGAAGCGGGGCGTAAGGACAGAAAAGAGCCTGAACCCTGACTTCATTACCTGGACTGTCAGCGCGAAATTACCTGAATATGCACACCGGGTGCGGACGCCAAAATCCTTACGCCAAAAGGTCTGGGGGTGAACATGGCTAAATTACCGCGCCGTAAGTGCGCAAACAAAGAATGCCGCCAGTGGTTTCACCCGATACACGAGGGGCAGATCGTTTGCTCGTACCAGTGCGCCAGCGCCGTCGGCAAAGAACAAACCAGAAAAGCTCGCGAAGCCGCGCAACGTAAGGCGCAATCCCTTCAGCGCGCCGCTGAGAAAAAAGAACGCGCCGCCTGGCGCCAGCGGAAAGCCGCGGTTAAGCCGCTGAAGCACTGGATTGACTTGACGCAGCGCGCCGTAAATGACATTTGCCGCGAAACCGAACTGGCAGAAGGACTCGGTTGCATCTCCTGTGGAACGAAGACGGCGTTCGCATGGCATGCAGGCCATTACAGGGCTACGGCCGCCGCGGGGCATCTGCGCTTCACTCGCTTCAACATCCATCTTCAGTGTGATGTCTGCAACGTCTACAAATCAGGGAACATCGAAGCATATCGTACCGCGCTGGTTGAGCGTTACGGTGAGGCGGCGGTGCTGGCACTCGAGAACAATAACACCCCGCACCGCTGGACGGTCGAGGAGCTGAAGGAAATCAGGCTCGCGGCTCTGGCGGATCTGCGTGCGCTAAAAAAGCTGAAGGCCGCATGAAACCAGAACTGATCGAGATACTCCGCATGCGCTGGTTGCGTCTCCGAATTTATCGATACCGGGGATCTTTTCCTGTGGCATACCGCATTCTTCGTAATTACGTCCGCATTGAAGCAAAACGGGAGCATCGAAATGAATCTTGAGTCCTTACCGAAATATTTTTCACCTAAATCCATGATGCCCGGCGCAGTACCATGCGGAATAACGTCTGATACGCTGACTATTACTGACGTAATGGCATCTCTCGGGCTACTTACTGCAAAAGCCGCAGTGGGTATTGAATTGTATCTGGCAAAAGCCGGGGTTTTATCTTCTGAAAATATCATCGCCTACATCAGGCAATTAGCAGAGCAGCGTGCAGAACGGCATGGGGCATTACGGAAAATGGAAAAGGGTAAGCGCTCAAAATTTCTCGACACTATGGCGCGTTATGTATTTCGCGATTATTCCCTCAGTGCGGCCAGCTTGGTGACGTGCAGTAGCTGTCATGGTGCTAAATTAATTGATGCTGAGGTTTTCACAAACAAGGTTACTTACCCGGATGGTAAGCCACCAAAATGGGTAAAAGATACGAAAGGTATTTCTCCGTCCGACTGGGAGGTGTGGAAATCAGTTCGTGAGCAGGTGCGCGTAGTGTGTAAGGCGTGTGATGGCAAAGGCCATGTGAAAAATGAATGTCGTTGCCGGGGACGCGGAGAAATTCTCGATAAGAAAAAATCTGAGTTGCAGGGCGTGCCGGTTTATAAAAAATGCCCAAGATGCAAGGGAAGAGGCTACCCACGTCTCAAAGATACCGAGATTTTTAAAGCACTAGGAGTAACGGAAATGGTATGGCGGTACAACTATAAACTGTTTTTCGATCGGCTGGTGGAGCATTGCCATATTGAGGAATCATATGCAGAAAAGGTTCTGGGAAACGTGACTCGATGACCAAAATAATTTAGCTATTGCAAAATTAACGGAAAATGGCTAATCTGATTCCAACGATGGGTTATTATGCCTGTGACGTTACAAGAATTAAGAACCTCGCCTCGGCGGGGTTTTTGTTTTTTTGGTGGTATATTCCCTTAGTGTCAAATCACAGGGGGGGCGATATGGGGTTCTATTACGTTTTTCAATACAAGCCGAAAGGGATGTCATCGGGTAAGCATTTAAATGTTTCCGAGGAGTTTTCGGACCGGAATGAGGCAAAGAGAGCGAAGTCCAGGCACATGATTAATGATCCAGATTGTGTCTTCTCGGGAATCGTACAGGCTGATTCGCCGGCAGCGGTACTTCAAGAAATACAGGCTGAATCTCTTAATAGGCTTTAACGGATTTAACTTGGCAGTATCCACATTACCAATTTCATTAGGTCGCTTCGGTGGCCTTTTTCTTTTTCAGGCACCGGGCACCATCCGCTACGTGTTTTGTTGATAAATCCAGCCCGTGAAGCCTGACCCTTTTCATCACACACTGCGCCATCTGAGCTATCGGTGGTGAGGCTATGACTGGAAAGAGCAGCCTGTACAACAGGATTTGAGTTGTGGTTTCTTGCACCGCGGCATTTTCTGCTTCGCCTTATACTATTTGCTTAGTCTTGCGGAGGTGTGAATGAAAGAAGGGTATTACTGGATTCAGCATAACGGTGTTGCTCAGGTGGCATACTATACGAATGACACAGTTGACGATCTGGAATCAGGACAGCTTATTGTCGGTGTCTGGCATCTGACGCAGGGCGATGACATTTGTCACAACGGAGAGGCTGAGATTCTGGCGGGACCGTTAGAACCTCCAATTTAATACATATTCCATTTGAGGCTGCCATTCGGCGGCCTTTTTTATTTCCCCTCATAACTGAGAGGACCCACACAACCAGAGGGGGATGAATGTCTGAACCTGTATCCAGTGCGACAGTGTTGGCTGGTGGATTAATGGGGGCCAGTGTATTTGGTCTGGCAACCGGAACCGACTATGGTGTGGTATTCGGCGCTTTTGCCGGCTCGGTATTTTATGTCGCCACGGCAACCAACATCGGACGCATCAGGCTGGTCGCTTATTTTATCACGTCATTTATTGTGGGAGTGCTTGGCGCCGGGTTGATAGGTACTAAGCTTGCGGCAATAACGCATTATGAAAAACCACTGGATGCACTTGGCGCAGTGATTATTTCTGCAATGTGTATAAAGTTTCTCACTTTTCTTAACAGTCAGGATCTGAACAGCCTGTTCAGTATTCTTTCTCGTATCAGGGGAGGGGGATCAAATGGTAGCAAATGACCCTTCTGCAATTCTGAATGCCGTAATTTGTGGGGTTATAGTCATCGTTCTGATGTTTTACCGACGCGGTGATGCGACACACCGCCCCCTGATTTCGTTACTGGCCTATGTCATGGTGCTGGTATATGCCAGCGTCCCTTTCCGGTTTGTTTTTGGTTTATATGAATCATCTCACTGGCTGGTGGTGATGGTGAATATCCTTATCTGCGCCGCTGTGCTGTGGGCTCGCGGTAATGTGGCGCGTCTGGTTGATGCACTGAGGCACTGATGAATCAACAACAATTTCAGCAGGCGGCTGGTATCAGCGCCGAACTGGCCGCGCGCTGGTATCCACATATTACGGCGGCAATGAGCGAATTCGGTATTACTGCTCCACTGGATCAGGCCATGTTCATTGCTCAGGCGGGACATGAAAGCGCTGGTTTTACAAGGCTGGTGGAGAGCTTCAACTACAGTATCGCCGGGCTGACCGGATTCATCCGCGCCGGGAGAATCACTCCAGATCAGGCCAGTACTCTTGGGCGAAAAGCCTGTGAGAAGGCGCTTCCGCTCGAGCGACAGCGTGCAATAGCTAATCTGGTATACAGCAAGCGAATGGGTAACAACGGGCCTGGCGACGGCTGGAACTACCGCGGGCGTGGGCTTATTCAGATCACAGGTCTGAACAACTACCGTGATTGCGGTAACGGGATCAAAACTGAGCTCGTTGCCCATCCGGATCTACTGGCACAGGATACGTATGCTGCCCGTAGTGCAGCGTGGTTCTTCGCGACTAAAGGGTGTCTGAAATATTCCGGCGACCTGGTACGCGTTACACAGATAATCAACGGAGGGCAGAACGGCATCGGAGATCGGCGAGAGCGCTTTGAAAAAGCAAAATCGGTGCTGGTATGAATCTGTTACCTGTATTGCTTAAAAAATTCTGGAAGCCATTAGCAGAAATACTGCTGGTGGCTTTTTTGTTATGTGCTGGTGCGTATTGGTGTTATTCACGAGGTTATCAGAAGGCGGATACATCCTGGAAATTCCAGTGGGCGCAACGAGACCTTACTGATGCGACCACCGCATTGCAGCGTGAAGTAACCGAAAGAGCGAAAGAGCAGCGTCGCCAGCACGCCGCAGATGAAGAACGGAAAAGAGCTGATGAAGTACTGGCAAAAATACAGGCCGATGCTGATGCTGCTGAGCGTGCTCGCGGTGGGCTGCAACAGCAGCTCGCAGCAGTACAACGGCAGCTCGCAGGAAGTGAAACCGGCAGGCTTTCCGCTCTTGCCGCAGCAAGCCAGGCAAAAGCCGAGACCGGAATACTGCTCGCCCAGTTGCTTGGCGAAGCTGACGATCTGGCGGGAAAGTTCGCAAAAGAGGCTGATGAGCGTTATGTCGCCGGAAGTACCTGCGAGCGAACATACGAAACCATGACCGTTGGTAATTAATATCGCTATCTACAAATTCATCATTTGGTATCCTAAAGACTAACATCAAAAGGAGGTACCATGAGTGAAGAAGTAGAACTACAGCACGTGTTGGCTCTGAAAGTTAAAGACGAAGACTTGATGTTTCTTAATGACATTGTCAACCGAACTAACTGCGGAATCGGCATCACGCTGTTTGTGAAAGGAAATGTGATTTCTGGTTCTCTAATTGCAGGAAGAAAATACTATGGGTTTGTTTCTGAAAATCTAAAAGCTATTGGTTCTGCAGGAGTGGCTTTATCACAGTATTTCGAAAATAAAGGAACGAACGGCTATACAAGTGATAAGCCAGACTTCGAATACCCAAACAACTTTTTGCATCTTGAGAATGTCAAAGTTCGGAGCGATCAAGGAACAATGGGCGCACTACAAAATGCGATGCTAAGAGTAAAAATTGACGAAGTCGAAGGTCATATTTTAGGGAACGTTAGCTAAAGACATCTATTTTGCTAAGTGATATTTAACCCGCTACGGCGGGTTTTTTATTGCCATCACCATGGGGAGCCCCATCGTAATGGTTTTAACCTCAGGTGCAGAATTATGGCAAAACCGGACTGGGGAGCACTGCAACACCAGTTCCTCGCCGAGCATGCTAAATCCGGTATATCCCCAAAAGACTGGTGTGAAGCGCAGGGACTGAATTACGCTACAGCCCGCCGTTACATCAAGAAACCGACTGCGCAAAGTGCGCAAAAAAATGCGCAGAAAAAAATGCGCACTGCGCAGGCAAAAAAAAGCGCAGAAAAACTTCTTAATAGTGAACTCACTCCCCAACAAAAACGCTTTGTCGCTGAATACCTCATAGACCAGAACGCAACAGCCGCAGCAGAGCGCGCTGGTTACAGTGACGCAAGCTACGGTAGGCAACTCCTAACATTACCTCACGTTGCGCAGGCAATTGCGCAGCAGCAAAGAGATTCACTGGTGCGCACTTTGGCGAGTGCAGATGAAGTGCTCGAAAAAATGTGGCAGCTCGCTACGTTCGACGCTAACGAAATCTCGCAATATCGCCGTGGATGTTGTCGTTACTGCTGGGGCTTTGGTCATAACTACCAATGGCGTGATGTTATCGAGTTCGAAGAGAGGGAAGCGGAGGCAAAAGCCAAAAAAGGGAAAGAGCCGGACGATGCTGGCGGATATGGCTACAACCACAACCGCGAGCCTAACCCTGATTGTCCCCGATGTAATGGTGATGGTGTAGGACGACCTCATTTCGCTGATACCACCAAACTGTCCCCGATAGCCCGCCTTGCTTATTCCGGTACGAAACTGGTGAAGGGCGGTATCGAGATATCGACCATCAGTCGCGAAAAAATGTTTGAAGCGATTATGCGGCGCCTGGGGCTGGCTGAATCCGAACTGGCGCAACGGTTGTTGGATCTGGAAATCCGAAAACGCACCGCCGAGGCTGAACGTCTGGAACAGGAAGTTGAGCTTAAGCGTAAAGGCAAGGGCAAAGACGACGAGCCGACAGTGGTCATTAAACTGGTGAATTCCCCTGATGGCGACTGAACATGTTATTGAGTTCCTGCCGTTCCATGCGGGGCAGAAGAAAATTTACCGTTCTCCGGCAAAGCGAAAAGTCATCCGTGCCGGGCGCCGCTTCGGTAAAACCACCATGCTGGAGCAGGCTGGTGGAAACTGGGCGGCTCGTCAGATGCGTGTTGGCTGGTTTGCGCCGTCTTATAAAATCCTGTTGCCGTCGTTTAAGACCATCCGTGACCTGTTAAAGCCGATCACGATTAGTTCCAGTAAGACCGATTCGATTATTGAACTGATTGGCGGCGGTCTGGTTGAGTTCTGGACGCTGGATAATCCCGATGCCGGGCGCTCCCGAAAATATCACAAAGTCATTATTGATGAGGGCAGTCTCGTCAAAAAGGGCATGAGGGATATCTGGGAACAGGCCATTGAGCCGACGCTGCTCGACTTTGACGGCGATGCGGTAATGGCCGGTACGCCGAAAGGCGTTGATGACGAGAATTTTTTCTATCAGGCCTGTAATGATAAATCGATGGGCTGGGAGGAACATCATGCGCCGACTGCGGCTAACCCGACAATTAATCCGGCGGCGCTGGCCCGAATTATCGATGGTCGCCCTCCGCTGGTGGTTCAGCAGGAATACAACGCTGAATTCGTGGACTGGCGCGGGCAGAACTTTTTCAAGCTCGACTGGTTGCTGGAGAACGGCGCGCCTGTTGATTATCCGTTTTCCTGCGATACGGTTTATGGTGTTGTTGACTGTGCGCAAAAGGGAAAACTCCAGAACGACGGATCCGCGTGTATCTGGTTTGCGCTGGATAACCTGCCGTCGCCACACCTTATCATTCTGGACTGGGACATTATCCAGATTGACGGGTATTTCCTGAAAGACGTTGTGCCGCAGTGGGAAGGTAAAGCTAAACACCTTAGCGAAATCTGCCGCGCCCGTATGGGGACCACAGGCCTGTTTATTGAGGATAAGGCAACCGGCATCACCCTGTTACAGCAGGGCGCTAACGAGGGCTGGAACGTCCACCCTGTCGACAGTGAGTTAACGTCACTTCCCAAAGAATCCCGTGCCATCAACATTTCTGGTTATGTGGCGTCCGGGAAGGTACGCATTTCTAAATACGCCTTTGACAAAATCGTTGAGTACAAACAGTCGAAGAAAAACCATCTTCTGACGCAGGTACTCCAGTTCATCATTGGTGAAGAAAACCAGGACGACGATCTGTTTGACTGCTTTAACTACGGCGTCGCGCTTGGTCTTGGTAACGGAGAGGGGTTCTGATGCAGGACGACGACGATATTTGCATGGGCAGCAATGCTGGCGTCCTCAGCAAGATTCTGGAGGGCGGGAGCATTGAACCCGGCGCGCAGGCGGGTTACGAGCTCTGCAAGCTGATTTATTTGTTTCATCCGCTGGGCGGAAAGATGGTCGACCGCCCGATAAAACTGGCTATGTCGGAACCGCGAACCGTGCATGTGACGCGCGGGCCTGAAAAGCGGTTGCGGGAGGCTTTTGAGCGTGAGTGGAAAGCCATAAAAGCTGATCGCATTATTGCCAACACGGCGCGCCAGTCCCGTATTTATGGGGTTGGCGCAGTGGTTATGCTGATTGAAGGCGAGCCCACGAACGATGCGGTAGGGTTTGATACGCTGTATAAAAAATCCATCACCTTTAACGTGTTGGATCCGATGAATACAGCCGGTTCTGTGGTACTCAATCAGGATCCTAATTCTGCTGATTTTCAGAAGGTGGGAAGCGTAACTGCTGCGGGGCAACCATACCACCATAGCCGGTGCTGTGTGATGATGAACGAGGATCCAATTTATCTGGCCTACACGCCATCATCCTTCGGCTTTGCCGGGCGCAGCGTTTATCAGCGCGCGCTGTATCCGCTGAAATCATTTATTCAGTCCATGCGCGCTGACGACATGGTGACGATTAAAGCCGGACTGCTGGTGGCGTTCATCAAACAGGCCAGCTCTATCGTCAATAACATGATGCAGAAAATGTCCGGTATTAAGCGCTGGATGCTGAAACGCGGTGGCAATGGTGATGTATTGCAGGTGGGGGAACACGACAAAATTGAATCTCTCGACATGCAGAACTTGGAAAAACCGCTTGATACCGCCCGTAATCACATTCTGGCGAATATCGCGACGGCGGCAGACATGCCCGCGATTCTGCTCAACAGTGAGACGTTTACGCGCGGATTTGGCGAGGGTACAGAGGATGCAAAAGCAGTCGCCCAGTATATCGACGATGTGCGCAAGGATTTACAGCCGCTTTATGATTTTTTCGTTCGCATCGTTCAGTACCGGGCGTGGTCGCCTGAGTTTTTCGAGGCGCTGAAAAACGATTTGCCGGAATACAAAAGCATCAGTTGGGAGGCGGCTTTCAGTTCCTGGGTGAACAACTTTGATTACGTATGGCCGTCATCGCTGAAAGAGCCTGAAAGCGAAAAAGTTAAAGTCGATGAAACATGCTTTAAGGCGATTACTGAGATGTTGACTGTGCTGTTGCCACAACTCACCAAAGACCCGCAAAACAGGGCGACACTCATTAAATGGGCCTGTGAGAACGCCAATATGAACGAAAACCTGTTTGCGGATCGTCTGGAACTGGATTACGAGCAGCTTGAACAAAATCCGCCGGATGCAACACCGCCTGGTGAGGGGAATTTTGATGAACTCCTTTCTGAAAGAGCTGCGTGACGCGATTAAATTCTTTCTGGAACATGGTTACAGCAGTGAAGAAAGTCTGATTATGTGGACTGAGCGCCTGCGTAATGCCACTGAGGATAAAATCGGCGGCGATGATTTTTACAGATATGTGTCCCGGCGTCTGACTGCTGCTTACGATCTGGAGGTTGGCCGGGAGAGGGCGCTTAAGCGTCATCCTGGCGTCAGCCGTTTCACACTGAATTATCTTGAACCAAAACTGCGGGCAGAGCTGGACAGGCGGATTATGGCTTCTGCCGACCTGATAAAGCTGAACCGTACACAGGCTGTTGACCGGACAATTCAGCGTTTCAGTGGCTGGGTAACCAGCATTCCTCCCATTACATCGATAAGTCCCGGTTTATCCGCTTCATCGCGTTCTGGCGTGGTTGCCACAAGCCAGCATATCGCCAAATCAGCGCGGCAGATTGATTTTGAACGGCGCCGCGTGATGGTGGACCAGACACATAAGCTGATTGCCAATATCGATAACATCATTGCGACCGATGGCGGGGCGATTGCGGCGGTGTGGCACAGCCACTGGCGCCAGCCCCATTATGACTATCGGGAGCCACACAAAGACCGCGACCTGAAAACCTATGCGATACGCGGTAACTGGGCGTTGAAGAAAGGATTTATGAAGGCGGGGCCGGATGGCTATCTCGATGAAATCACTCAACCGGGCGAAGAGGTATTTTGTCGTTGTTACCTGACATACATCTACAACGTGCGCAGTCTGCCGGATGAAATGAAAACCGAGAAATGGCGAAAATTTACTGAGGGGAATATGTCAGTCGGTCGCCGAACAGCAAATTTTGAAGGCTTCAGAAACGGAGGATAAGTGAACACCTACGCTGCCGGGATCCTGTTTAAGTCTGGCGGGAAAATATTTCTGGTTAAGCGTGGGGATGATGGTTCGTGGGCGGTACCGGGCGGAAAACTCGAAGAGGGGGAGACGCCTGAAGCCGCGGCAAAGCGTGAAGTGCTGGAAGAATGCGGGTTTGATTATTCCGCACCGCTGACGCCTCATACCCTGATTGATGGCTATGTTACCTACCTCGCTGATGATGCTGAGCAATTCGACGCGGTACTGAACGATGAAAATCAGGCCTGTGGCTGGTTTTCTCCGGATGAACTGCCGGAACCGTTGCATCCCGGCATGGTGGCAATGCTTGATGCCGAACCACTCAATGAAAAGGACGTTGCCGGGCTTATTGCCGACGGGCAACTCACATCCCCGCAGTTTTTCAGAAATATGTACCTGTGGGCGCTGCGTATCACCGGAACGGGTGTTACCTGGCGTTCTAAGTTCAGGCAATACGCTTACCGTTCTCCCGAGAATTACCTCACTGATGATTTCCTCGCCCGGTGCTCTGGCCTGCCGGTGATCTGGCTGCACCCGGAGAAAAACACGCTGAACAGCGAGGAGTACGCCGCGAGGACTATCGGTGCGATTGCATTTGCCTGGATCCAGGGTGATGAGGTGTGGGGAATGGCCCGCATCTACGACACTGACGCCGCCACGATTCTTTCAACGCGGCAACTGAGTACATCCCCCACGGTGACGGGCGGCGATGACGTTCTGATCAACGTCGACGGCGAGCCGCTGCTGCTGGAGGGGAACCCTGTTTTACTGGACCACCTGGCTATTTGTGAGCAGGGCGTCTGGGACAAGCAGGGGGAACCGACGGGAGTTAAATCCGACACACTTTTGAACGAGGTCCAGAAAATGGATGAAGAAAAAGTATTAGCACTCATTAACCAGGCGCTGGACGCTCGCGAAGCCCGCGCAAAGGCCGACGCCGAGGAAAAAGCAAAAGCAGATGCTGAAGCAGCAGAAAAGGCGAAAGCTGATGAAGATGCCGCCCGTCTCAAGGAAGAGGAAGAAAAGGCGAAGGCTGACGCCGAAGCAAAGGCCAAAGCGGACGCGGAGGCAGAAGAAAAAGCCAAAGCGGATGCCGAACTGGAAAAAATCCGCGCAGACATGGAAGAAATGAAAAGTCGTGTACCGCAGGAACTCAGCGATGAAGAGCGCAATGAAATCGCTGATACCCAGTGTAAGGCCGATAGCGTGTTTGCTTCATTTGGTGAGCGCGCGCCGCAGCCGATGGCGGGAGAACGCGCTATGCCATACCGCTGCCGCATCATGACTCGCCTGCAAAAATATTCTTCAGACTATAAAGAAGTGGATCTGCATGCCATCGCAGACAGCCAGCTCCTGAGTATTGCGGAGAAAAAAATCTATGCCGATGCGCAGGCATCAGCGGCATCCAGTCTGGAGCCCGGCGCCGGGTTACGTGAAGTCATCCGCACCGACGCCACCGGACGCCGTATCAGTACCTTTATCGGCGATCCGTCCGCAACATGGGCACCGTTCCAGGCTGTCAGCCGCAAAGTCGCTGGCATCAAACAGTAATCAACCGGAGAACAATAAATATGGCGAGTGCATTGTCAGTTAATCCAATGCAGACCACTAACGCGCGCGGCACGTTCTACGCGAAATCTGATGGTCTTATCCAGGGCGTGGCGCTGGACGATCCGGCGGCACGTTATGCTCTGGCATCCGGTACCCTTGCCAGTGATGAAATAAAACCTTTGTGGGGCGGACTGCCGGTTAACGAACTGGTACCGGGCGCCTCTTCTGCACCACGTGGCAGCATTATCAAACGCGCAGCCAGCCTTTCACAACTGGTGGGCTTTTCCGTGTTCAACCAGGCACACAACGGCCTGACCACGCCGCAATCCCCGGTACCGCTTCTCCTCAGCAATATGAGCGTGTCGTTTTATCGCCTGGGCTCAGGAATGCGTGTTCCGGTCAAAGCCTCTGATGCCGTGATCTCTCTGGCCAGCGCGGGGATTTCTGTTAATCAGCCGCTGGTGTGGAATTTTGCGGAGGATTGTCTGGATGTGTTCAGCACTGCGGCGGCAGATGTGGCTACAACCGCTATTACCTGGACTGCGCCTACCGCAAATTTAGCGGGATTTGCGACCGCGACGACTGCCAGTGCGCACGGCCTGAACGTGGGCGTTTATGTGGATATTACGGGCGCGGCTCCTGCTGCATATAACGGCATCGTTCAGGTGCTCAGTGTTCCTACGGCAACCACATTCACCTTTACCCCGGTTTCAGTGCCTGCGGGCAATGCAACCACGCAGGGAACGGTAGGCGCGGCAAAAGTGCAAGACGTTGCCCTTCCGGTAAAAATCATCGAAATGCAGATGGGTAACAGCAAAACCGTTTCTTACGATTCGGCAACGGGTTTTGCTACCTGGAACGACAGCGGAAACGCTGCGGTAATTCTGCTGTAATCAGGAGAGGCTAAGAGATGCCAGCTATTACACCCGCTTATCAAATTGTAAATCCGTCGTACATCATGCCGGAAATGATCCTGTCGTATCAGCAGGCATCCGGTGCGTTTTCTGTCATGGCAAGCGGTAACCCGCTGGTTCGCCTGGCAGACGGCGACCAGTACGTTTATATGAAACGCCTGGATATTCGCACTCAGGTTACCTCAAGCCAGTCAGGTAACGCCAACCAGTTACCCTCTGTGGCACTGGAGGCGCGAATGGTCAGCACGCCGACATATATGTTCCGTGCCCGCGCCATTTACGATCATCACGATATGGCCGCAGCGGGGAACTGGGGGATTGCGCTTCCGGAAGCCCAGCGACTCGGTACCAGGCAGGCGATTTTTCAGCAAATGCGTAACGCGCTGCTCTATGGAATGAACCCGGCGGGTGGTGAGGGGGTACTGAACACCAACGGTGCGACCACTATCAGCCTGCCGGCAGACAGCCGCGGGAACACTACCGTACTTACTTACGATCATGGCGAAATGGCGGTATTCCTGCTGGCGCAGATTCAGGCGATCCGCACCCGAACTATGCAAATGGGCCGGGCGTCACGCATGGTTATCCTCGGACCTCAGCGCACGCTGGGTACCATGGAAATGCAGCAGATCGTTCAGTTGACCAGTTACCAGCGTCCGGGCGGTGGTACTTCCACGGTGAAAGGCACCGTTAATGGTGTGGGGGATGATGCTGATTGTGAAATTGAATGGGGTTATGACGATACGCTGATTGGTGCCGGGGCAAACGGAACGGATGCGATCGTCATCGCCATGCCGGAGGTCGAGCGCCCTGAGGTTAACGCGAAAATCAACACCAACGAATTCGCCAGACTGAGTCCGTCACTGGAAGCCACATCACTGATGCTGTGCGACATGGCGGCACCGCGTGAAATTCCCCCCCCGATTGCAGGCGGGGCGATCGATGTGCTTTCCGAACTGCGTTCCACCTCTGGCTGGGTACTTCGCCCTGAAGCGCTGACTATCATTTCGATGAAGTACAGCGATTAATTTTCCCTCGCTGATTTCCCTGCGTGCCGGAGGGTGCGCGGGGATTTTTTACCCAGGAGTAAACATGAAACTGTACATCGCCAACACCACCAAACAACGCCACGATTTCGCCTGGCGCAAGCCGGAGACGGGACGTCTTGTTTATCACCCGATTAATGCAGGCTCTCAGGCCGTTGTCATTGACGGTACCCGCGCCGAAATCGACCTTATTATTCAGCAGCACGCCGATTATGGTCTGATTGATGCGACAAAAATCGACCAGAACCGTATTTATATCGGGTTGTGTTACAGCATTGATAAGCCGGTGTCGTCGAAGGTTATCGAAAAGGCCATGCGGGATAACGATGGTCACCTGAACCGTGCAGCGCACGATCGCCGTCAGGCTTCCGTACTGGCAACAAATAACGCACTCACTGAGCAGGAAAACGGCTATCTCGGTGAGCTGGAAGTCAGTGCAGAGCAGCGACTGAACGCCACCGATGACCGTGATGAAACAGCGTTTGTTGATGAAACACTGGCGGTTAACACGGGAACTAAAAAGAAAAAATAAGCGGGGTGTGTCATGCCTGAACTGGCCGGATTTATCCTGTTTATCCGTAATACGATGGGAGTTAATGCCGACGCGTTAGCCGATGACGATCCGGCCGTTAGTCTCTCCTGGTCAATGTCCCTGGACTGGGTGAACCGGCAGATCGCCTGTATCAGCCCGGTTCTGTATTCGCAGGCTGTTTATAACCTCGCGGCCTCCTTTCTGCTTAACTTCGGTCCTGAAGTCGCTTTCGGTCCGGTACGTGAAAAACTGGGTATCAACAATTTTACTGCTGGCGTTATCAGCGCCTCTTCCGACGAATCAACCAGTCAGACGCGGGTTGTCAGTGATGCACTGAAAAATCTCTCTCTTGCAGATCTGCAACAACTCAAAGACCCGTATGGTCGGTGGTATCTGGCAATTGCGCAGCAGTACGGCGATTTGTGGGGGCTGACGTGAAACTGCATCTGGGCGTGATGGATATTCCCTATGAAAACGAGAATACGACTACTGGCGATGTGGCCGAAATTCTTGAAGGGAAATACCGGATCATGCAGACGTTCTTTGACCGCCACGGCGAGGAAATTGCACAGATGATGAGTAATGACCTTGCCGCCGGTCTCGAAAATATGCTCGCAGGCGCGCCGCTTCCTGCGGATCCCTTCGCGGAATCCATGTCACAGGTGCATCACCTCTTTGTCGCTTTCCTTGATAACGAGGAGATGAACGGCACAGAAGGTGTGCCTACTGCCCGCGCACTGGAGGGGATTAGCAAGCGTTTTAAAAACAGGAAAGGGGAACCGCGGCCCTCTTTTATCGATACCGGTATGTTTCAGGCGTCAATGCGCGCCTGGGTAAGTGGGGTGCTGAATGCCTTCCCTCAGTGAACTCTCTCAGGCTAAAACGGAACTCAATGCGTCGCTGGTGCAGGGGCTGGATGATATCAGCCGTTCGGCATCTGTTACGTTTACTAAATATGTCCGGAAAGTGCTTCCCCTTGATGGCTTTGTTTTCTGGGTGAAGGCGTCAGTTCTTGCGGATGATCCTGATACTGAACCGGATACAAAGGAGGTAAAAGGCTATCTGCACCTGACTACTGAATCTATCCAGGATGAAGAACAGCTCTACGATAAAAATGTGGTGACCTTCACCGCGCAGGCCGATATTGATCCGTTTAATGATATTGGTTCTGAGGTGCTTTATATCGGGGAGTTTTACGGCATTCAGTTTGCTTTCTCGCGCCGTTCCGGGCTGAACGAACCAGCGAACATTTACCATTATACCGGACATGCCATTTATCCGCATATGATGTCGCAGATTATTAATTCTGCCGACGATATCGATCTTGCGGATGTGGTGGTTTCCAACTCATTACCGATCTGGCTCTCTCTGAGTCATTTCATGCCGATGTACCCGGCAATGCTTTCCGTGCAAAACCTTGCGCCGCCCTACGCTACAGTGAAATGCGGAGAACCGATCCCTGTGGCCGGAGCCTTCTGTCTCGACGAGAAGCAGAACCAGTATCAACTGGTTTCTGAGGACGTGACACTCACCGTGACAGGGCTGCGTAATGCTGCCGTTGAGGATTTTCTGCGCTATGTGCAGGACTACACGCTCAGCGATAAAGCCGAAATGGGCGTAATGAATATTCCTGTGATACAGGATGAGCGAGTCACGCAGAACGAGCTCAACATTATCGCCATGCGGAAAAAGGTCAAATTCAAAGTTAATTACTACCAGCAGCGGATGAGGAACGTCGCCCGTAAGCTGATCACGTCTGCAATTCCGTCCATTTACGTGGAGAAATAATGTAATGGCAATTGTTAATATTAATGTGTCGGTGACCAGTCCGCCGAAACCCTCCCAGTTGTTAAAGTCAGGCGCTCTGGTATCAACGGGGGGAACCACGCTGGCGGCGGGGAGTTATCAGTTGCTGACGTCCAAAGACGATCTAAAAAATATCGTTGCGCCAGCAAAAGCTATTTCTTCGCTTGCGTGGGCCGGGAATACCGTCACGGTGACTCTTTCAGAAAATCATGGCTGGTCCATTGATGAAACGATCCCTGTTGTGATTTCTGGTGCTGCGCCTGCTGCTTATAACGGGGCATATACAGCGTCGGTGACAGGCGAAAAAACGTTTACTTATCCCCTGAACAGTGATCCCGGTACAGCAACGGCTACAGGTACCGTAACGTCTGTTGCCGCCGGAGAACTCCAGCAGATGAACACCACGTACTGGGCACAGGGGACCAGCCGGGCGGTTTATGTCCTTGAGCTGGGTGAGATGAATGTAAAATCTGCGGTTGCGGCCCTTGGTACGTTCATTGATGAAGATACTTCTCTGGGAAACACATACCAGAAATTTTTCTCTTACCTTGTGCCGAGGGAATGGGACGCCGAACCGACCTTTAAAACGCTGGCGAACAATTACACTTCACCCGGCGCGCTGGTGAAATTTTTCGTCACTACCACGATTGTGACGTACCAGGAATGGGTATCCGGAAAATATCCGAATGTCTTTGCCGGGGTTGAGGCGCCGTCAATTGGCGCAACTGAGTTCTCGATGGCGGCACCGTTCCAGTCCTCACTGGCAAACGATCCGGGGTCATCAAACATGGTCCCGCCGATGGCGTACCGCTTTATGTATGGCGTAACGGAGTATCCGCCGGCAGGTAATGGTACGTTGCTGAAAACCCTGCAGGATAACCATATCAACTATATCGGCACGGCGGCAGAAGGTGGCCTGAGCAATAAAATGCTGGTGGCCGGTCACATGCTTGACGGTATGCCGTTTAACTACTGGTACTCGGTGGCATGGTGTGCAATCAACCTTGAGCTGGATCTGGCGAATGAAGTGATTAACGGTTCTAACACTACTGTTAACCCGCTTTATTACGATCAGCAGGGAATTGGTCGCCTGCAACGACGCGCTTTGAAAACTCTCCGTTCCGGTATCAGTTACGGGCTAATCCTCGGTCAGGTAATTGATACGCAGCTCACGCAGGAATCGTTCAACGCGGAATATGAAAAAGGCTCTTATGCCGGGAACGCGGTCATCAACGCAGTACCGTTCGCTGACTATACCAGCCTGAATCAGTCCGATTACGCCGATGGAAAATATAACGGCCTGAGTGCGGTTGTCACCCCGCGTCGTGGTTTTGAGTCCATCACGTTTAATCTCAACGTAACCAACTTTGTGGGGGCGTAATAAATGCCAAATCCATTAGTACCGCAGGGCTTTCTTAACCGTGTCAGGGGTGCGGTGACTGTCACGGATATTCCGGCGCTGAATGTCACCGCGTCATTTCTGGGTAAGGATGCGATTAGTATGCGGCCGGATTCGGCTGCAACGGACATTATCCCCACACTGACCGGAACCGTGGGGAGCCAGGTACCTTATCAGCAGGTAACGATCACGATGCATTTACTGCGAACGCAGGGGCTGGCGGCGAGCTATCAGAACCGTTTCGCTTCTGATACGTCGCTGGGAGAGGTCGTTATCACGCCGGATGCCAGCACCTTCGGAAACTACACGGTCCTGAATGCATATCTGGTGAATTTTAATGAACTGACCATCAACGGTATGGATGCCGGATATGTCGTGACGATTTCCGGTTATCTGATCACCAACGATAAAATGTGGGGCTAATGGCCGTGAAAATTGACCGAAAACTGAATTTTGTCAGCACCATCACCCGCGATGACGGCTCACTGGTGTATCTGCACATTGTGCCGTTTCCGTATGAAGTCGTTGAGGAAAATTGCGTACTGCTGGGGAATCTGTTCAATAATTTTTTCTCCCTGGTGGGTTCGGTAGGTGCGCCCCGCGTGGCGGCGATGATGCTGCGAAAAATCATCAAAGCGCGGCAGGAGGCAGGAGATCTTCAGCCAGGAACGCCGAATATTGTCGATGAGATACAGCGTCTGACAACGGTCATCTGGAACGATAACGGAACCTGGAAAACGTCTTCGCTGGAGGCTGCATTCAGGCAGGAAATTATCACCGATGATGAGTACCGGGAAGTTGAGGGCGAGGTCGTTTTTTTTATGGTGAGCTCTGCCATTCAGAAAGCGAACCTGATCGCACCGACGGTGGGGAAAGCGCTCGATATGTACAGTGGGCAACTTGTGTCATTGAGCGCTATGGCGTATCTCGATTCTTTACCGACGTCGAAAACGGCTACCGATACCCCGACCCCGGAAGCCCTGCCGGAACCCTCACACATACCCTCCTGACATGGGCCTCATGCGAAGGCTTCAGTCACCTCTGCCGTGAACTGGGCTGCGGCGAATATAAAAGCCCGCTCCATTTCCGGCAGCGGTTCATTCTGGAGGAAATAAGACGCAAGGGGTATTTCAATGGCGGCTAAATCCATTGTCGAAATTGATGTTCAGGACGAGAAATTTCAGTCGTTCCTGGAAAAATTCAATGAATACCAGAAAGCACTCGGCGAATTACCTGAACAATGGCGGGGGGCGGTTCACGGACTCGGCGAGGCCGCAAAGGAGACAGAACGTGTCCGGGATGGTACGGAGGGGATTACAAAAGCGTTCGCTGATGGCGTTGCGGCGTTAGCATCTGTTAATGACGGCCTCGATCGACTCAACGGTAATCTGGAGAAGGCCACAAAAACCCAGACGGAGTTTAACAAGAAGTCCGGCGGTGCGCGCAATTTCCTGAATAAAGCCAGCAAGGATGCGAAATCGCTGGCAGGTCATATTAAAGATGCCACAACCAGCCTGCTTTCATGGGGAACCGTTCTGGGGCTTTTTTCCGGGCTGGCTGGTGCGGGCGGTCTGTGGGGGCTTAACCACCTGGCCGGCAATGCCTCCGCACAACGGTTTACTGCGATGGGGCTGGGGACGACGGCAGGTGGACTTAATTCGACTGCTGTCGATTTTCAGAAAGCGCTGGGTAATCCTGTCGGAACTCTGGGCGCCATACGTGATGCGCAGCTTGATTTGAGTAAACGCTGGCAGTTCCGGGCAATGGGAGTCGATAACCCGGACAGGGATCCTGCTGAGCTTTTACCTGAAATGATAAAAGCGGCGCGTGATATTTTTGTGCGTAACGGCAGCACGCAGCAGGGGGCTGAAGCCTACGGGCTGACGAACTATTTCACCCTTGACGATCTGAACCGCTTCAAAAAAATGAGCGATGAAGAAATCGATGCGATGGCGAAACAGGCACAGCAGGACACCCGCCGCCTTCAGTTGACGGACCAGCAGCTTCGCCAGTGGCAGGATTTCAACATTCAGCTCGACCGCAGTAAGGTCAGTATCGGGAATACGTTTATCCGGGGACTGGCACCGCTGGCGCCGGAGCTGGGAAAACTTTCGGATGCCTTTTCCGGTGCGATTGAAACGGTCCTTAAATCGCCGGAACTGGGAAAATGGATTGATGGCCTTTCAGATGGTATACGCCGGTTTGGTAACTATCTGGCTTCCCCCGAATTCCAGAAAGATGTTGAAGCTTTCATATCCGGTGTGGAGCGGCTTGGTCGGGTTATCGGCAAAGTCATTGACTGGATAAGTGGTAAATCCGACATCACGGCGGATGACATTAAATCCCGGTCATCGATACTCAGCGACGAGAAGCGCACCGATCCCGTTACCAGTGTGACTTACACCCCGGGTGGGGATGATGATCCGCGAGTGTGGTCGTGGCTGAAAGGGGTAAAAAAATTCTTTGCATCAGGGGATGTTAAGCCGGTCGACGGGAAACAGGCTGATGTTCATGCTAAGGGGCGAACCATTGCTGACAGGTTCAATAATCCTGCGAATTTACGTTATGCCGCAGGTTATGAAACCGCCAATACCAGAAGCGGGAAATTTGCTGTGTTCCCCAGCCTGGATGAAGGCGTTCTCGCTGCTGCAAAACAACTGCAAATATACGGCACAAAGGGCATCAACAATATCCACGATATTATCAGTAAATGGGCTCCATCTAACGAGAACAATACGAAAGCATATATCGGGCATGTTGTGAATGCGACTGGCCGCAGCGAATTCGAAAAGCTGAATTTAAATGATACCCGGACGCTCGCGAAATTAATTACTGCCATGTCAGTAAAAGAAGGTGCTGGCTCCCGGTTAAGTGAAGGGAAGGTTATACAGATTATCAATAATGCCGGAGGTCATTTTCAGGAATCGCAGAAAAAATCTTTGCAGGATATAAATCCATCCGACAGCGTGCGGGGACAATACCTTGCCCAGTATGGTTCTGAATTGCCCGGTACCAGCACAAGTAACCCTGTCGTACAACCAGTACAACAGGGTTCGGGGAAAACTGACCAGATACTGCAACAAATTCTGGATAACCAGAAGCGTGGTCATGCTCAGGGACTTGTTGTTTATAACAATACCGGCGGTAATGCAGTTGTATCCAGTACGCAACTTGGAGGGTTCGGTTAATGTCATTTACCCGCGAGCTCTACAAGCTCGGTTTTGAAATCTCCCCGGTTATTCTCTGCGATGGTGTGGCGCAGAGTATACCCGGCGGCATGTTGCCGATAGTTGCCCTGACCCAGAGCGCCAGCTACGTTTCAGGTCTGATGGGCGGGGCGACGGGTCTCACCGACCTGGATAAATATTTCTGCCACTGGTCAGCCGCAGCGGGCACGACAATGGTGGATTACGATATCGGTCGTTATCCGTTCGCTAATCAGAAGGTTGCCGCGAATGCGCTGCTGGCTCAGCCTCTGCGCGTGTCTATGCTGATGAATGCGCCGGTGAACGAGAATACCGGTGCCATGACAAAGCTGGTCACGCTCAGCGCGCTGCAGGCAGTACTACAGGGACATGCCAACCTTGGCGGAACGTTCATCGTCGCCACTCCGGCCATCATTTACAGCAACTGTATACTGAAGGCGGTACGCGACGTAACGGGCTCAAATGAACCGCTGCCGCAACGGCAATGGCTGTGGGAGTTTGAGCAGCCGCTGATCACCGAAAGTGAAGCGGAACAGGTGGCAAATAATTTTAAGCGCAGGATTGATGGCGGCGATAAAGTTACGGGCAACGCCTGGACAACGGCGGCGGGAGCGATTGGTAACACGTCAGTTGGTAGCAGTGTGACAAGCGCGGTTATTGGTCTTATCGGAAAGCTGAGCGGGGTAACTGGTCCATGAGTACCGCATTATACCCTTTTTCTGGCAATGAACAGAAAAGTATGGTTTTCAGTCCGGTGCTTGACGGGAAAATATATGACTGCCAGATGAAATGGAATATTTACTCACAGCGCTGGTATCTGAATGTTACGGATAATTCCGGCAATCGGAAATTAACCATTCCCGTTGTCGCGTCTCCAGCGGATTACGATATTAACCTTCTGATGGGGGCCTTTAGTTCGACAAAAATGGTCTGGAGAGTTGCCAGCGGACAGATTGAGGTGATTAACTGATGCGATATTATGATATTAAAATTTTTTACCCTCCCCAGTATCCCCCGGATCCGAACGCAGATACCCGAAAAATTTACAGGCATTACACCAGTGTGAAAAATGGCGTACATAACCCCGGGAGCCTGATGGTTGAATTTGATATTCTGCGTTTTGGGGAATCCACGCCGCAGGGGGAAACCACCATTACGATATGGGGTATCAGTCCGCAGGAAATGCAGCAGGCCAGACAGAATATGTTCGGCATGCCGATAGAGGTAAGAGTCGGGATGTCAAAAGGGCTTCCGCTGGCGAATGCCGGAAAATCGGGGCTGGTTCTGAAAGGTGTTATCTGGCAGGCGATGGGGAACTGGCAGGGTACCGAACTGCGTCTCGATTTAATTGTGACGGTGAGTCCGGTTTCTCATGTTGACCCGCTTCCGCTGGCTCCCATTAATTTAACGCTCCCCTGGAATAAAGGGCAGAAACTTTCCGATGCTCTGTTCGATTGCTTACGGACGCTTGGTGGTTATACGTTTTCAATCAGTATCAGCGACAGGCTTGTGAATAATTACGACAATGGTATGTATTGCGGGAGCCTTTCCGACCTTGCCGTGTATCTCAATACGTTCAGCAAAAGCATTATTAAAGATAAAAATTACGCAGGGGTGGAAATAGCCGTGGTGGACGGTAATGAAATCCGCGTCTACGACAACGACTTCGACACTCACCGGGCTAAAAAACCGGAGGAAAGCGCTGCATACCGTAGGGACCACCCGATACAACTTCAGTTTACCGATCTTATCGGGCAACCCACCTGGATTAAATATAATACGGTTTCCGTTCCCTGCGTTATGCGCGGTGATATTCAGGTCGGAGATTATATTCTGATGCCGAAGGAATCCAGACCGATAATTCAGGCCGCGTCCTATTCGCAGTTTCGTGATGAATCGGCATTCAAAGGCCTTTTTCAGGTAACTTTAGTTCGTCTTCTCGGTAACAGTCGGCAGCCTGATGCTAACAGTTGGGTAACTGTTCTGGAGGCTAATCCTTATTCGGAGACACAAAAACAGTGAGCCTGAACAAAAAACTGAGTTTTGGCGGCAATATGAATAATTTCGCCGACCAGAACATAGCCGCCGCTATGCAGATGGCCGGAAAGATTTTACCCGCAGAGGTCGTCAGTCAGTCCGGGAAAATGGTCACTGTTACCTTTTTGCTGCGGGACATTCCCTACACGTTACCTCAGTTGACCATTCCGCTATTCGGCCCTCAGTACATCAGATACCCGATGCAAAAAGGAGATAAGGGGATAGTCATCCCGGCGGATACCTACCTTGGCGGTGCCAGCGGCCTCGGAGGGGGAACGGCTGATCTGACGCCCCCTGCAAATCTCAGTGCGCTGGTGTTTTTACCCATCAGTAACACGGAGTGGGAGAACGTCGATGGTCAGGTACTGACGCTGTACGGACCGGAGGGGGTAACCATTCGTGAGGCGAAAAGTAACACTACGTTTCTGCTCACACCGGAAAGTATCACGATTGCCACACCTGAAAAATTCGAAGTGACGGTGGGCAGTACAGTTCTGACGCTCACCGCTGGTACCTGGTCGCTGACAGGGCAGAGTGGAACACTGACTGACAGTGCGGCCAGCACAAGCCCGAAAATCATGCTGGAGGGCTGGGAAAAGCTGGTTCAGTGGGTTAACAGCCACAGGCACAGCAATGGTAATGACGGACAGGATACCGGAGGGCCAACGTCACAATTCAACGGGAGTATTACCGAATGAGGACATACGGACGAGATAAAGACGGGAAGTGGGTAACGGTCACAACTGACGAAAACGGGTTTAACGATTCTGTGTATCTCACAACGCTGGTGCAGAATCTGAAGCTGTCCCCGCAGGAGTCCCCGTTTTTTGCTAATCACGGTATACCGGCTAACGGCTCAGTTATTCAGCAGATACTGCCGACTTTTTATGTTAACCGGCTCCAGCAGCAGTTCAGCAAATATTTTTCCTCTCTACAGATTGCGCTGGCGGATGTTGATCCCCCTGTTTACAACATTTCGGCGATTACTAACTCAGGCTCTAAAATAGTGGCTCAGGTGTATGTATGAGTGATTTACCCATTAGTTATGATATTGCCGGCCCTGTTCCTAAAACGACGGATGAACTCCGGCAACTGATTATTGATACTGCAACAGCGCTGTCCTCGGGGATAACCACAAATCTACCAGGATCGCTGATTGAAGATTTGGTCAGTACGAGCGTCGGTGCGCTTGTGGTATGTGATCAGGCGCGGGTTGACCTAATTAACTCATGCCGCCCGTATTCGGCAAATGTACACCTGCTGGCGCAACTGGGTGATATGTACGGCGTTCAGAAAGGGCAGGGTACCAATACATCGGTTTATGTGGTGTTCAGTGGCCCGCCCGGGTTTGCTATACCGAAAGGTTTTATGGTCGGGGATGGAACCTACACCTACACCGTTCAGCGTGACACGATGATCCCGGAAAGTGGACAAACGGAGCCTGTCTATTGCCTGGCAACAACCGGGGGCTCCTGGGCAGTACCTGCGGGAACTGTAAATCAGATAAAAACCTCAGTACCGAATACATACAACCTGACCTGCACCAACCTTACCGCTGGATTACCCGGCGCGCAGGAACAGACTTTTTCTTCATACCGTGCCCAGGTATTCCAGGCGGGTATGTACGGTGTACAGGGAACGCCTGACTGTTACCGGATTGAACTGAAAAATGTTTATGGTGTACAGGAGAATCTGATCTCATACCGACAGGCATCGCTGGGGGCATGGGTAGCGATTGCTGGTGGCGGCGATCCTTATGAAGTGGCTTACGCTATCTATAAAGCCGTGCCAGATATCTCCGTACTGACGAATGATGTAGTGAATCCATCAGGCGCTGCGGTGGATAAAAAAACGATACCGATCATTGTGTATCCGGATACGTATCACGTGCCGTTTGTAGTGCCATCATCACAAAACGTTACGCTTTTAATCACCTGGAATACAGCCTCAACCAGCTATATCGATCCAACCGGGATTGAAAAAGCAGTGCAGCAAAGCATTGCTGATTACATTAACGGAATTGCAACGGGTGAACCAATAAACATTTTCCTGATTCGGGATATTTTTCTTAATCAGGTTAAGGGGCTTGTATCTTCAAACCTTGTATCAATGATTGATATTCAGGTTGGAATAAACGGAAAAATTGTCCCACCTGCAACCGACTCCAGCCTGGTTTATGGTGATACTTACGCCTATTTTTCCACTTCATCTTCACAAATTCAGGTTAAGCAATATGGCAGCTCTTCTTGAAAGCATTATTCCGGCCTACCCCTATACGCAATATAATGACGATCCGGATATAGTTGCCTTTTTTGATGCTTATAACAAACTGGCACAGGGGTATCTTGATTACTTTAACAACCTGAATTTACCTTGCTGGACCTCCCCGGCGATTACCGGTGAGTTGCTGGACTGGATTGCGGCGGGTATTTATGGGGAATCACGCCCCTTGCTTCAAATCTCCGAGGATGCCATTGCTCGTGGGGCGTATAACACTATTGAGTACAATAATGTCGCGTATGCAAAACTGAGAAATTATGTTCCCGGCTCAGCGTCATATGTTCCGGACGACTATTTTAAACGGATACTGACATGGAATTTTTATAAAGGCGATGGTTCGCACTTCTGTATCAACTGGTTCAAACGACGGCTTGCACGCTTTATACATGGAGCTAACGGAATAGACCCACCTGTACAGTCCACTTTTGATATTAGTGTAATGCCCGATAAGGGCATTTTTTTTGTCTCCATTCCTGACTATGGCGATGGTGTCGGACACTTTCTTAAAGATGCAATTGACCAGTCGCTGGTGAAACTCCCTTTTATTTATACCTATTCGGTAACGGTGGTTGAGCAATGATTATTGGATTCGGAAATAATGTCGTCTCCTCACTGGCGGCTGATATTACCGCCAGCCAGACGACCATTCAGGTGATGCCTGGTGTGGGAGCGATGTTTGCTAATTTGCTGACCAGCGATTATGCAAACAGCTCAAACCCTCTTAAAACTTACGCCAAAATTACACTGACAGACGCAAAAGAAACAGTTTTTGAGGTATGCCATCTGACAGCAGTTAATAATGACATGCTGACGGTTATTCGCGGTCAGGAAGGTACAACAGCGAAGGGATGGTCACTGAATGACGTTATAGCGAATTTTGCGACGCGAGGATCTGAAAATCAGTTTGTACAAATTGAAGAGCTCCAGAGTGGGCATTATGTCGCTGGTGTGGCCGGAGGTACAGAAAATAATCTGACGCTGGAGTTACCAGCAACTTATTTCGTCAATGGTGGAGTTGACTGGACATTGCGCACTCCACTTGTGGTTATTCCGGCGCTAAACAATACCGGAGCCAGCACTCTGCAACTGATGATGGGAGGACGTGTGCTTGGCATATTCCCACTATACAAGGGGAATAAAGCAGAGTTATCGGCCAATGATATTATTAAAGATATTCCTGTCTTATGCGTTCTGGATAATACAAAAACCTATTTTTCTGTGCTTAATCCCCTGGAGATTTATTTGGGATCACGGTATTTGCAGAAGGACCAGAACCTGTCCGACGTACCGGATAAGGCCAAAGGTCGCTCCAGTCTTGAGGTCTACAGCAAAACCGAAAGTGATGAAAACTACATGGCTAAAAGCCAGTGTGGTGCGGATATCCCGAATAAGCCGCTGTTTGTACAAAATATCGGAGCGCTCCCTGCATCAGGTACGGCTGTTGCAGCGAACAGACTGGCATCACGCGGCGCGCTTCCGGCACTGACTGGTGCGACAAGAGGCAGCGATAGCGGCCTGATAATGGGCGAGGTCTACAACAATGGCTATCCGACGCAATACGGAAATATTTTACGTCTGACCGGAACCGGTGATGGGGAAATCCTCATTGGCTGGAGCGGGACAAACGGTGCGCCAGCGCCCGCATATATTCGCAGTCATCGAGATACCGCCGATGCTGAGTGGTCCGAATGGGCGATGCTCTACACCTCACTAAATCCGCCACCGAATTCGTATCCAGTAGGTGCGGCGATAGCATGGCCGTCTGATGCTACCCCAGCCGGTTACGCCCTGATGCAGGGGCAATCGTTTGATAAATCTGCTTACCCGTTACTGGCTATAGCGTATCCGTCCGGCATTATCCCTGACATGCGGGGCTGGACAATAAAGGGTAAGCCCATCAGTGGACGTGCTGTACTGTCGCAAGAAATGGACGGCAACAAATCGCACAGTCACAGCGCCAGAGCGCAGGATACTGACTTAGGGACAAAATCTACCTCATCCTTTGATTACGGCACGAAATCGACCAATACCACGGGCAATCATACTCACCAGTTCGGCGGTTATATCAATTCATACTGGGGAGATTCCAATCACACCTCATTTCAGCCAGGAGGTGGTGCATGGACACAGGCCGCTGGCGACCATGCACATACAGTTTATATCGGAGGACATGAGCACACCATGTATATAGGTCCACACGGACACGTCGTTATTGTGGACGCAGACGGTAATGCGGAAACCACGGTTAAAAACATTGCATTTAACTACATAGTGAGGCTGGCATAATGACTTTTAAAATGAGCGAACAGGCGCAGACAATTAAAATTTTCAATCTGCGTTCAGATACTAACGAATTTATTGGTGCAGGTGATGCGTATATTCCGCCGCACACAGGACTACCGGCAAACTGTACTGATATCGCCCCTCCTGATATTCCCGCCAGTCATATTGCTATATTTGACGCTGAAACCCAGACATGGAGTTTGCATGAGGATCACCGCGGCGAGATGGTTTACGACACAACAACCGGCAATCAGGTTTATATCTCCGCTCCTGGTCCGTTGCCCGAAAATGTCACATCAGTTTCACCAGGTGGTGAATACCAGAAATGGGATGGTAAGGCTAAGGTCTGGGTAAAAGACGAAGCGGCTGAAAAAGCAGCGCAGCTTCGTCAGGCGGAAGAAACCAAAAGCCGTCTTTTGCAAATGGCATCTGAAAAAATCGCGCCATTGCAGGATGCAGTTGATCTTGGAATCGCAACAGATGATGAGAAAGCGCGGCTCGACGAATGGAAAAAATATAGGGTGCTGGTAAACCGGATGGATACAGCCGCCCCTGACTGGCCGGAAAGACCAGCCAGCCAGTAGGCGTTACTGTGGTAATGCAGGCCACCTGATTGCTGTGAAGGTGGCCTCATCTGAAACACCTGTTAAGTCCAGCGATTTAAGAACATTGATATAATTCATCGGCAGAATCAAAGCTGCTTTATTTTCATCACTGATAATTCCCAACGTTAATTCTGTGCGCCAGTCCTTAATGGCATTATCTGCATCGTTAAGTAATTTCTGCCGGGTGACTTCTGCCCGCCAAAATTGAACGCCCGGGCGCTGATGCCGGATGATCTGGTCATCGTGGAAAGCGACCCTGAAAAAATCGACACTTTAGCTGTAAAATGACAGTCCCGCCATCCGGTCATCATAACGGATTTTTCTTCTGCACCTTCTGAAGCCCGCCATGGCAGGACGACCATGAATCCGCCGATAACCTTATTGTGAAATTAAGACCAGGAAGAGATGATGTCTGTCGGACAGATACTATATGTAAATTTATAAAGGTTTTTTGTTATGCCCTTTCATATTGGAAGCGGATGTCTTCCCGCCATCATCAGTAACCGCCGCATTTATCGTATTGCCTGGTCTGATACCCCCCTGAAATGAGTTCCTGGGAAAAAATGAAGGAATTTTTTTGCTCAACGCACCAGACTGAAGCGCTGGAGTGCATCTGGACGATTTGTCACCCGCCGGCCGGAACGACGCGGGAGGATGTGGTCAGCAGATTTGAACTGCTCAGGACGCTCGCGTATGACGGATGGGAGGAAAACATTCATTCTGGCCTGCACGGGGAAAACTACTTCTGTATTCTGGATGAAGACAGTCAGGAGATATTATCAGTCACCCTGGATGACGTCGGGAACTATACCGTAAATTGCCAGGGGTACAGTGAAACACATCACTTAACCATGGCAACAGAACCGGGAGTGGAACGCACAGATATAACTTACAACCTAACCAGTGATATTGATGCTGCGGCCTATCTGGAGGAATTGAAACAGAATCCAATTATAAATAATAAAATAATGAATCCGGTAGGGCAGTGTGAGTCATTAATGACTCCTGTAAGCAATTTTATGAATGAAAAAGGGTTCGATAATATTCGTTATCGAGGTATATTTATCTGGGATAAACCAACAGAGGAAATACCAACAAATCATTTTGCAGTGGTTGGAAATAAAGAAGGGAAAGACTATGTGTTTGATGTTTCAGCCCATCAGTTTGAAAATAGAGGTATGAGTAATCTGAATGGTCCATTAATTCTTTCAGCAGATGAATGGGTGTGTAAATATAGAATGGCAACAAGAAGGAAACTTATTTATTATACTGATTTTAGTAATTCAAGTATAGCAGCTAATGCCTATGATGCATTACCACGAGAATTAGAATCAGAATCTATGGCAGGGAAAGTTTTTGTTACATCACCGAGATGGTTTAATACCTTTAAAAAGCAAAAATATTCCTTAATAGGTAAAATGTAAGCGCACCGTGGAGGACGTCTGTCAGAACCCTGTCAATCCGGCGATGATAGTGTCCACTTAAATTTTGATGGACACTATCACAGATGACAGAGTCCACAGCCCGGCGCAAACACGGCTGTCGGTCAGGAAAGAGAAAAGCCAGTCGCTGTACGACTGGATACAGGCGCAGTTGAAAACGTTGTCGGTGCATGCGGAGATGGCGAAGGAGTTCGGTTACATGCTGAAGCAGTGTGATGCGTTGAGCGTGTCCTCTGCAGCGACGGTCGGGTGGAGATCGACAACAACATCTGTGAAAACGCCTTACGGTGCGTGGCGCTGGGCCGACGTAACTATCTGTTCTTCGGCTCAGACAGGAGCGGCGAGGCAGCGGCGATCATCTACAGCCTGCTGGGTACGTGCAAACTAAACGGCGTAGAGTCCGAGGCATGGTTACGCGACGTGCTGTGGAAAATCAGCGACTGGTCATCGAACCGGGTGCACGAACTGCTGCCCTGGAACCTCGAAACCGTAAAATAATCCTTACGCTACGTCCTAAACGGGACGCTTACTGAGTTATGAGGGTGAGGTGGTTTTCTTAATGAGCATCTGAACGCCGGTTTGTGGGATAGGGCAGGTGGGACGGATTCGGGACAGTCATCCGTTTTTAACTATTGGCATGGATTGGTATCTTTTCGCATCATGGGACGTGTGAGCGCAGGTATGACGCGGTATGTTATTGACTTAGAATGTGGTTCCAGGAACTGGCGCATCCATACCCGAGCAGTTTCCGGTGTCAGTGCCAGCGGGCGACGATCGTGAATGTCTACCAGACCTTTATCGGCTGCGGAGGTAACAATCAGGAATCCCTCTGCTTCATCACCGCGCTCAAACGGCGTACTGCCAATGGCAGCCATGAATATCGGCTTCCCGTCCTTTCTGTGAATGAAATACGGCTGTTTTTTGTCGCCTTCCTTCTTCCACTCGAACCATCTATCGGCAAAACAGATAGCCCGGCCATGCTGCCATAGTGGCTTAAACATTCTGCTGGAGGCCGCTGTCGCGACACGGGCGTTAATAAGTGGAGCTTTATCCCACCATCCGGGAGCGTAACCCCAAATCACCGGGTCGAGATGTAATTGCTCGTCGCGTTCGCTCAATAGCAGGACTTTAGTCCCGGGCGCCACGTTATACCGGCCTATAGGCTGAGGGTCATAAGCAATATTACGATCGGCTTCGTCGGCCAGATATGCCAGATATTCTTCACGGGTCTGTGCTTGTGCAAAGCGTCCACACATATGAAACCTCCAGTCGTCAGACTGAAAGTATAGGGCAGGGGGAAAATGTGGCGCGCTCCGGTAATGATTTACAGGGAATTTATACAGTAATTCGAAATGAAAATTTGTGTATTGATGAATTCCGAAACTGAGCAGTGAGCAAACTGATGAATCAATCGCAAATTGCGTCGAATCTCGACGGCTTTATTCCCCAGTTTCACCCCATAGCTTCCCCGTAGGAAATTGAGCCATAAAAAAAACAGCCCTGACAGGCTGGTTTTTAAGGGGAATTTTGGTCGGCACGAGAGGATTTGAACCTCCGACCCCCGCCCCCCCATGTTGGCGGTAGCCTGAATAATTATCTTGGTAAAGGTTAACTATCATAAAATGGTACACCAGTCTTTCCAGGAGGAGGAGTGTAAAGGTTTTGGCTCATAAACACCGTCATAGTAAAGACCACAAATACTGCAATCTTCATTTTTATATTTATCATTGAATGCTAAGGTAAGCTTGTCATAGACATCAATATTTGATTGCCATTCAGGTGAGGTATTCATTGAATCATAAATTAATACTTTTTTCACTTCACTATCATAGCCTACAATGCACTCTGCATGTAGACATTCCGAGCCAAGTGAAGGCCTGATCAACATCAGTGGTCCATGGTTTTGTAATTCGTAAGAAATAAAACTCTCAAAGTCATCTTCTACAGTACTATTGAAAACTTCTGCCTGTAAAGCTTCTTTAATGTTTGTAAAAAGAGAGGATTCAGGTATTTTTTGCACATTCATTTCTTTTAATAAATTCTCACATTCTATTATATCAATACCCTCTAATATATTATTAAACGCTTGATTATCAGAAGTGATGTCCTCTAATGCACTATAATTATTGCCATCTCTGGATTTGATAACATTTAATGAGCAAACCCAGCAATTATTGTAGAGGGTGTTGCCTGTGGTATCAAACTGGCTTTGAAAGTTACGATGGTGAATAATCTGACCCTGAGGAGTTGCTGTATTACTTCTGTAAACGCTGCCTAAACTATTTTGAATGTGTCTTAACATAATATACTCGCCGAATAGTAATTTTGTTAATGTAATTATATACTACAGTGTGGATATTAATACAATTCTTTTGTTGTTAATTATTATTTATGAAATTAATTGAAAGTGAATAAGTTAGAGGTGTTTGTTGGCCTTAAAATTACATTTGTTGAGGGGGCTTATATGATATGTTTTTATTGTATTGTCGCATTTTTCTTAAGCTGAATCCGGATTTTGGGGAGGTGGCTAAATGTAAATGACGTGGTTTAAGATAAATCTATTTTTAATAAGCTATCTGTTCAAATTTTCGCGATCGCTTTTGTTGGTATCACTATTCAAGCAGTTTGCCTGCATCGGCTTCACCCTCACTTCGGCATCAGGGAAAATCTGGTGCACCTGCTTCGTCAGTTCGGCCAGAATGATCTCGCTGGCCCCTTCGAGTCCTTCAACATTACGCTTGTCATAAACCAGTTCTACGAACATACGTGTTTCGCTAATAACTGTTTGTATATACAGTATTTTTGCTTTGGCGGTTTTGTCTGTCAAGGCATGAACCAC